CAGGCGGCGGCTTCGTCACCTTGAGCCAGCACATCCAGGCCGGTCAGAAACCGATCCCCAACACCTGAGAGGCCATGATGCGCTACCGCAGGCTCGATGAGAACGGCGACATGACTTTCGGCCAGGGCCAGGGCAACTTCTTCATCAACCAACCCGAGGGCGTCGCGCAACTGGCGCTGACCCGGCTGCGGCTCGACCTGGGCGCGTGGTTCTATGACACCTCCGACGGCACGGCCTGGAAGACCGAGGTGCTGGGCGAACGCACCCAGCAGACCCGTGACATCGTGGTGATCGACCGGGTCAGGGAAACCGAGGGCGTGGCCCAGATCGACAGCTACGGCGCGCGGTTCGATCCCAACGAACGCACCTGGGACGCGGCGATGCAGATCACCACGGTCTACGGCCCCATCGCCGTGGTGGCCCCGAAACTCCCCGGCGCGGTGCCACCGTTGCCCGCGCCGGAAACCCCAGACCAACTGTTCCCGGCGACGGAACTGGGCGTGCTGGGCGGCACGCCACTGACCATGACGCCCGCAAATCTGACCGTCGGCCCGGCGTCCAACGTCACCGAATTCTCGATCTCCAACCTCGCGGCGGGCTCCTGGTGATGCGGGTGATCGCGCCAAGGACAAATTTGGCCCCACGCAAAGGCGGGCCGAAGCCGCTTCACGTGGAGCGGCCCAAATTGGCGCTACGCGGCGTTCCCGCCCGTCACCACCTGGCACAGGCGGTGAGGCCGCCAGAGCGGCCTCAGACACGCGCGCGCGCGCCTCTGGTGCCACCAACCGTCACCCCGGTGCTGCGACTGCCCACGCCACCCCCGGCACCGGTCCAGCGGTTCAGGATCGTCCGCGAGGGACCGGCCCCCACCTTGCTGCCGCCAGCGACCGGCTACGCCACCTCCGTGGGTATTCTCGGCGCGGGCGGCACGCGCATCGTCAGCATGGTGCCAGCCGATCTGCTGAAGGCGGGCCGGGTGGACATCACGGACTTCAAAATCAGCCTGTTCGCGGGAGTGTGGTGAATGTCGGGTAGTCTTTCCTCCACCGCCGCCTACGTGGACGCGACCGGCATCCACGCGCCGTCCTACGCCGCTATCCGCGACTTCCTGATCGGCCAGTTCCAGGCGATCTACGGGGCCGACATCGTGGTCTCCAACGACAGCCAGGACGGCCAGTTGATCGGGGTTTTCGCGCTGGCGATCTCGGACGCCAACGCCGCCGCCGTGGCCGTCTACAACAGCTTCTCGCCGTCCACCGCGCAGGGCATCGGCCTGTCGTCCATGGTCAAGATCAACGGCATGGCCCGGCAACTGCCGTCCAACTCGACCGCGCCGATGCGGATCGTCGGCGTGGCCGGAACGGTGATCAACAACGGCACCGTCCGGGATAACCCCGGCAACGAATGGGCGCTGCCAGCATCGGTCACCATCCCGCCCGAGGGCGAAATAACCGTCACCGCCACGTGCAAGACCCCCGGCGACGTTTCGGCGGCCCCCGGCGATATCTCGCGCATCACCAACGCGGTGCTGGGCTGGCAATCCGCCTCCAACACCCTCCCGGCCACCCCCGGCGCGCCCGTGGAGACCGACGCGCTGCTACGGCTGCGGCAATCCTTCTCGACCTCGCTGCCCGCGCTCTCGGTGTTGAACGGGATCACCGGGGCGATCCTGGCGCTGCCCGGCGTCACCGCCTGCAAGGGCTACGAGAACGACACCTCCACGGACTACACCGTCACCCCACCTCCGACGGGCGTGGCGGCGCTACCGCCGCACTCCATCGCCATGGTCGTGGTGGGCGGCGACGCCACCCAAATCTGCGAGACGATCCTGCTAAAAAAGACGCCGGGTTGTTACACCTACGGCAATATCAGGACATCGGTGCAGGACGTTTATGGGCTCGCCCACGACATCGGCTACTTCTACCCGGCACCGGTCACGGTGGGCGTTCACATCTCGCTGCACGCCAAGCCGGGCTACTCGACCGCCGTGGCCAACGCGATCCGCCAGTCGGTCGCGGATTACATCAACGGACTTGGATCGGGCATCGACGTTGTTTACTCGAAACTGTTCCTGCCCGCGAATTTGTGCGACGCGACCGGCGTGCCGTCCGGCACCACCAACACCTACGACATCTTCGCGATGACCTTGGGCACGCCGCCCGACAATCTGGCCTACACCGGCTACGCGGCGGCCAACGTGCTGATCAGCCTGCTGCAGATCGCCACGTGCGAACCCTCCGACGTGATCATCACGGTCGCCTAATCGCCGCGCTGCCAGCGGTAGAATTCGGTCATGTCCTCGACATCCATGGGGTCGAGTTCACCGTCGGTCAGCTTCTCCATGAACTCGTTCATGCTCTCGGCCTCGATGATCCGCTGACCGCTGTCCAGCATGTGACATTTCAGTTCGACGCCCATCACCGTGAACGTGCCCGACCAGATCGCGCGCGGAATGTCTGAAGGCATGTCATGACCCTTTCCGAATATCTCGGCCTCGTGACGATGTGGCATTCCACGCGGCCACGCTTCATGAACACCCTGGCGACACTCGTCCAGCCCCTGGTCGATAGCCAGGACATGCTGAAGAAGCTGACGGCTGACTTCGACATCGACACCGCCATCGGCGTCCAGTTGGATATGGTCGGGCAATGGGTCGGGCGTTCGCGCTACATCCAGCAGCCGATCCAGGGCGTCTATTTCTCGTTCGATCTTCCAGCCCAACGGGTCGGGTTTGATCAAGGCGTCTGGTTCGGCCCGTTCGACACCACCGACGGCGTGCAGGCGCTGGACGACGACACCTATCGGCTGGTGCTGAAACTCCAGGCCATCGCCAATCACTGGGACGGCACGGTGCCTTCCCTGTCCGATGAACTCGACCGGGTGTTTCCCGGCATCACCATCGTGGACAAGGGCGATGTGCCAACCGGGCTGATGGCGATGGACGTGCTGATCCCGTCCAACCTGATCACCACGCTGATGCTGAGTGTCCTGGAACAGGATTTCCCCATCAAGCCCAGCGGCGTGAAGGTCAACTTCATCGAAACGACGGTGATGACGACACCGATCTTCGCATTTGACGCGACCCTGACCGAGGGCGGCCCGTTGGGCGGCTTCGATGAAAGTTCATGGGGCGTCGTCGTTCTCACACTATAACGAGGGGATACGCCCGCGATGGCAATCAATGACTTTCTGACGTTCGCTGGCGATCCAGCGGCGAATGTGCAGCCGCAATCGGAATTCGCTGATCCTGGCTATATCCCGCGCATTCTCGGATTTAGTTCGGGGACCGCGATCTCGACGGAACTGAACAAGGTCTGGCGGCAGTCCAGCCTGATCGCCCACATGCTGGGCCAGTTCACCGTCAATCAGGCGACGCTGGACATGCTGGATGACGCCACGCCAGCGGGCATCACCGCGCTGGAGGCGCACTTCACCACAGCGATCCGCAACGTCGCACTCGGCGCGATTGGCGTGGGCTACCTTCCTCTGACAGGCGGGGTTCTTTCCGGTGCGTTAACGGTTAACGCCCTTGGGATCAACATCAACGCCCCCACCGGGCAGAACGACGCCATCAACATCTCCCGCGACGCCGGGCACTACGGGCTCATTCAGGGCCTGACCAACGGTCAGGCGCGCTGGCAAATCCAGTATCCCAACGCCGACCCCGAGCAAGGCAACAACAGCGGCTCCAATCTCGCCGTCGTATCGTTCCGCGACGGTGGCACTTATCTCGACACGCCGATGACGATCAACCGCGCCACGGGCGTGGTCAATTTCAGCCACTCGCCCACGGTGAACGGCACCAACCTCCCCTACGTGCGGATCGCCGGGGATGTGATGGCGGGCGCGCTGGGCGTGGGCGGCACCGGCATCAGCTACAACGGCCTGGGCGGCTACTGGGCCGGTCACCATATCGCGTTCGGCTGGGACAACGCCCTGGTCCAGATGGCGGTCGATGGCACGGGCGTGGGGGCCATCGCCACCACCGCCTATGTCGGCTCCGTGGCTTCGGGCTACGTGCTGAAGACCGGCGACTCCATGTCGGGATATCTGACCGTCAACGCGGGCGCGACGGTGACGGGAAACCTCTGGTGCGGCGGGCAGATCACCATCGCCGGGCTGTCCGACTTCGCGGACTTCTACGGCCAGGGACGCTACCGATACCGGCAATGGGCCGGGAACTGGTATGACGT